ACTCGCCTATAGAGTCCCTGCCTCGAAGCTTACCAGGCGTAAAATTGATCAGAACGAACGTGCCGAGGACCTTGTCGGGCTTGACACCACGATCGACTGGAAGAACACCGGGGACAACTCGTACGACGGGGAGAAGCTTAAGATCCTTGCCCACGACGAATCAGGGAAATGGGAGCGTCCAGACAACATCCTCAATAACTGGCGCGTCACGAAAACAACGCTAAGACTAGGTAGTAGAATAATTGGTAGGTGTATGATGGGATCAACATCTAACTCACTTGATAAAGGTGGTTCTAATTTTAAAAAATTATATGATGGATCAGATGTTACAAAAAGAAACAGAAATGGACAGACTAATTCAGGACTCTATAGTTTGTTCATACCTATGGAATGGAACTACGAAGGATACATTGATACTCATGGATTTCCTGTATTCGACACTCCGAAAAAAGCGGTTCAAGGGATTGATGGCGGAAAAATACAAATCGGAGTTATCTCACACTGGGAAAATGAAGTAGAAGGTTTAAAAGATGATCAAGACGGTTTAAATGAATTTTATCGTCAGTTTCCAAGAACAGAAAAACACGCTTTTAGAGATGAAGCAAAACAATCTTTATTTAATCTAACTAAGATTTATGAACAAATAGATTATAATGAAGATTTAAGAAATACAAATATATTAACAAGAGGTAGTTTTCAATGGGAAAACGCAACACAAGACACTAGAGTTATATTTATGCCTAACAATAATGGTAGATTTTTAATATCTTGGATACCTCCTGCTCATTTGCAAAATAAATTTATTATTAAAAATGGTATCAGATATCCTGGAAATGACCACTGTGGTGCTTTTGGTTGTGATAGTTATGATATTTCTGGTACAGTAGATGGTAGAGGTTCTAAAGGAGCTTTGCACGGTTTAACTAAATTTTCAATGGAGGATGTTCCTCCTAATAGTTTTTTCTTAGAATATATAGCTAGACCACAAACCGCTGAAATATTTTTTGAAGATGTTTTGATGGCTATAGTTTTTTATGGTATGCCAATACTTGCTGAAAATAATAAACCTAGATTATTATATTACTTAAAAAGAAGAGGATACAGGGGATATTCTATAAATAGACCTGATAAAGTTTATAATAAATTATCAGTTACTGAAAGAGAAATAGGTGGAATACCTAATACAAGTGAAGATATTAAACAAGCTCACGCCGCTGCAATAGAAGATTATATTGAAAATTTTGTAGGACTTATGGGTGAAGGTTATGGAGATATGTATTTCCAACAAACCTTAGATGATTGGGCAAGATTTAATATTAATAATAGAACAAAACACGATGCGTCTATTAGTTCAGGTCTAGCAATAATGGCTTGTAATAAAAATAGATATGCACCACATGGTAAAAGAACTATATCAAAAGTTCCTTTAAATTTTAGCTCTTATAACAATGAAGGGTACAATTCAAAAATAATCAAAATAAATGATTAACATTAACTATAATAGCAGTTTTCCAGATCAGGTAGTACCTGAAGCAGAGAAAAAATCTCGTGAGTATGGTTTAGCCGTAGCACAAGCTATTGAACATGAGTGGTTTAGAAATAATAGTGGGCAAAATAGATTTATTAATAATTTTCAAAATTTTAATAGATTAAGATTATATGCTAGAGGCGAACAACCTGTTCAAAAATATAAAGATGAATTAGCAATTAATGGTGATTTATCTTATCTTAATTTAGATTGGAAACCTGTACCTATATTATCTAAGTTTGTAGATATAGTTGTTAATGGTATGACAGAAAAAGGTTATGATATAAAATCTTATGCTACAGATCCTTTTGCAATAAAACAAAGAACTGATTTTGCTACTAATGCATTAAGTGATATATATAATAAAGAAATAATAGGTCAAATGGAATCTTTAGGCGTGGCAGGGCTTGCTTCTTCTGCTTCACCAGATACATTACCTGCAAATAAAGAAGAGTTAGATCTTTATATGCAATTAAATTACAAACAAAGTATAGAAATTGCCGAGGAAGAAGTAATAAATAATGTATTAGATTATAATAAATTTGATGAAATTAAAAAACAACTAGCTTATGATCTTACTGTTTTAGGTATAAGTTGTGTTAAAACTAACTTTAATTTATCTGAAGGAGTTACTATTGAATATGTAAATCCAGCTAATATATGTTATTCATATACTGAAGATCCTAATTTTGAAAATATATACTATGTAGGTGAGGTAAAAAATATGTCTTTATCAGAAGTTAAAAGACAATTTCCTGACCTTACTGACCAAGAGTTAGAAGAAATACAAAAGTTTCCAGGTAGAAACTCTTATACTAACAGTTATTGGGGACAAAGTACACAAGATCAAGTACAAATATTATATTTTGAATATAAAACTTATCACGATCAAGTGTTTAAAATAAAACAAACACCTGAAGGTTTAGAAAAAACATTATCAAAAGATGATACGTTTAATCCACCTGAGAGTGACAATTATAAAAAAGCTTCAAGGTCTATTGAGGTTCTTTATTCTGGAGCTAAAGTATTAGGGTTAGGTAATAATATGTTAGAATGGAAGTTATGTGAAAATATGACTAGACCTAATTCTGATACTACTAAAGTTAATATGAATTATATTATTAGCGCACCTAGAATGTATCAAGGTAGAATAGAATCTATTGTTAGTAAAACTGTAGGTTTTGCTGATATGATTCAATTAACCCATTTAAAACTACAACAAGTATTATCTCGTATAGTACCAGATGGTGTATACGTAGATGTAGATGGTTTAGCAGAAGTTGATCTTGGTAATGGAACAAACTATAATCCACAAGAAGCGTTAAATATGTACTTTCAAACAGGTAGTATTGTTGGTAGATCATTAACCCAAGATGGTGAATTAAATAGAGGTAAAGTACCTATACAAGAATTACAAAGTTCATCTGGTATATCTAAGATACAATCAATGATACAAACTTATCAGTATTATTTACAAATGATAAGAGATGTAACCGGGTTAAACGAGGCAAGAGATGGTAGTACACCCGATGCTAATTCATTGGTAGGATTACAAAAATTAGCCGCTGCAAATTCTAATACAGCCACAAGGCATATATTACAATCATTATTATACATGACAGTAAGAACATGTGAAAACATTAGTCTGCGTGTAGCTGATATGCTTAATTTTCCTTTAACTAAAGCAGCTTTAATTAATAGTATAAATACTTTTAATACTAATACTTTAAAAGAAATAGATCAATTACACATACATGATTTTGGTATATTTTTAGAATTAGAACCAGATGAAGAAGAAAAAGCAACATTAGAAAAAAGTATACAAATAGCTCTTCAAGCAGGTAATATAAATTTAGAAGATGCTATAGATATAAGAGAAATTAAAAATCTTAAGTTAGCTAATCAAATGCTTAAACTTAAACAAGAAGAGAAAAGACAAAAAGATCAAGCTCAAAAAGAAGCTATGATACAGGCTCAAGCTCAAGCTAATGCTCAGTCAGCGGAAAAAGCTGCTATGGCTGAAGTTCAAAAAGAACAAGCTGTAGCTCAAACAAAAGTACAAATAGAACAAGCTAAATCACAGTTTGAAATAGAGCGCATGGAGCAAGAAGCATTAATTAAAAAACAATTAATGGCTGAAGAGTTTAATTACCAAATGCAATTAGCAGAAATGCAAGCTCAAGTACAAAGACAAAAAGAACAATCAATAGAAGATCGTAAAGATAAAAGAGTAAAAATACAAGGCACTCAACAAAGTGAACTTATAAGCCAACGACAAAATGATTTACTACCCACTGATTTTGAATCAGCTGGTAATGATAATTTAGATGGTTTTGGATTAGAGCAATTTAATCCACAGTAGTTATTATTAATTTTTATATTATATTATGTCAAATAAAAAAGAAACAAAAAAAGAAGAGGTAGCTGTGAAAGCAGTTGATACTACCCCGGTTAAAAAAGAAGGAGATTTTAAAATAAAGTCTGCTAAAAAAATGAAAAATCTTGGTGAAAATAAACCTCAAGATGTAATTAAAGTTGATTTAAGTAAACCTAAAAAAGAAGAATCAGATGCCATTCAAACACAAAAGACAGATGATAGCAATGTTGTTATCGAAAAGCAAGAAAACAGTGGCGACGGCAAAGAAGTGGTTGAAGATGTACGGACCACCGACGAAGAAATAGATTCTCCAATACAAGAAATAAAAGATGAAGACAGTGACGTTGACGAGAGCGGAGTGGCAACAGTCGATGAAACTACCACTGCCTCACAAGAACAAAAAGAAATACCTCAGGAAGTTGAAACACAAAAACTCCCTGAGAATATAGAAAAATTAATTAAATTCATGGAAGAAACCGGTGGAGATGTACATGACTACGCTCGGTTAAATGCTGATTATACTAATGTAGATAATAATACGCTACTTCATGAATATTACAAAACAGCTAAACCTCATTTAAATGCTGAAGAAAGAAACTTTATAATAGAAGATTCTTTTTCTATAGATGAGGAATTAGATGAAGCAAGAGATATTAAAAAGAAAAAACTTGCTTATAAAGAAGAAGTTGCAAAAGCCAAAAACTATTTGGAAGATTTAAAAGGTAAATATTACGACGAAATCAAGTTGAGACCCGGCGTTACCCAAGAACAACAAAAAGCTATGGATTTTTTCAACCGCTACAATGAAGAGCAGAACACAGCTAAAGCTAAACACGAAAGGTTTGTTACTAAAACTAAACAAATTCTTACTAATGATTTCAAAGGTTTTGATTTTAAATTAGGAGAAAAAAAATTTAGATATGGTGTTAAAGATCCTTCTAGTGTTGCAGATAAACAAAGTGATATATCAAACTTTATCGGGAAGTACCTAGATAAAAACGGGGAGATAAAAGATCACAAAAGTTATCATAAGGCTTTATATGCTGCACAAAATGCTGATACTATAGCTAATCATTTTTACGAGCAAGGTAAAACTGATGCTATTAAAGATCAATTAGCTAGATCTAAAAATATAAGTACAGAACCAAGAGCTACAGCTTCTGGAGATGTATTTGTAAATGGATTCAAGGTAAAAGCAATTAGTGGTCTTGATTCTTCAAAACTTAAAATTAAAAAGAAAATAATAAATTAAAACAATAAAAAATGGCTTTAATACCACAATTTGGTGCTATTGTACCTGCTCCTAATCAGCAGTTACTAGCATCAGCATATTTGGCATTTGATGGTGCTGCTGGAGGTAACTTCGCACAACAATATTTGCCTGAGTTATACGAACAAGAAGTAGAGCGTTATGGAAACAGAACGTTATCTGGATTCTTAAGAATGGTAGGCGCTGAAATGCCTATGACATCAGACCAAGTGATTTGGTCGGAGC